AAGAAAGTACCTATCGTGTGCTTACGTCACAAGATTTAAGGGGGTTTAAAGTATGAGTGCAACCTTTCATATTTTGCGTAGAAAACTGGCGGCAGAGGCAGCAGCCAAAGCAAAGGCAGAGGCAGAGGCTAGGGCAGCAGAGCAGCCCGCCGAGGAAGTAGCCGACACTTTCACACAGGAAACTGTAGAAAAGCCCGCAGAAGAGGCAGCAGCGGTAAACGAAACCGAGGAAAAGGCAGCAGAGCAGCCCGCCGAGGAAGTAGCAGAGGCTAAAGAAGAAAAGCCCGCTAAAAAGACCGCAAAGAAATAATAAGGGGGTGCTTATATGACCGCAGAGGAATTAAAAGCACTTAACTTACCTATAAAGGCAGATAACGAAACGGCTTTGTACGTTGGGGCTGGTATTGATTGGATAAACAGCAATACAACGCTTGTAATTGACAAGGAAAACTTGCAAGAGAGCGTAACAGCATTACCCGACGGCGCAAAGTTGTTTCTGTGCCGATATACCGAGATAATGCGCACAGACAGTAACGTAACAAGCGAGAGCATAGGGGGAATGTCCCAGAGTTTTGGCACAGCGTCAAAAAATAACTTGCTTTATCAACTTGCCAGTGAACTTATGGGCGAATATCTCAAAGGACAGGTACGCAGCGTGCCGAATGTGAGTAAATGGGTGTAATATATGGGCGTTAAGTGGAAAACGAAAAAAGACAACTTCCCAAAGGTACAGGCTACACTAGCCGAACTGGACGGGAAAAAGGTTAGTGTGGGTGTGTTAGGTGGCGGGGAAAACGCTTGGCTGGCGTCAATACACGAGTATGGTTGTGTTATTGAGGTTACGCCGAAAATGCGTAATTACCTAGCAGCAACAGGTTTACATCTTAAAAAGACCACAACACACATTACAATACCAGAGAGAGCCTTTTTGCGTACTGGCTACGACCAGAGCAAAGACGAAATCATAAGCAAAGCCGAGGCTATTTTAAAAGACGTTGTGGGCGGTACAATGCCCGCTAATCAGTTTTTGGAAATGGTAGGCTTAATTATGAAGTCACGCATACAGGACTACGCCAGAGATTTAGACAGCCCGCCAAACCACCCTTATACAGTAAAACACAAAGGCAGCAGCAACCCGCTTGTAGATAGCGGGGATATGATAGGGGCTATAACCTACAAGGTGGAGTAAATGAAACTATATAATTTTTCACGACTTATACAAAAATATAGCGTTACGTGCAAACTGGAAACCGCTGTAGACGGCAAATGGAGTGCTGGGATATACCAAGAGGGGAAAACCACCACGACAGACATTAACGGCGTAGTAGTGCCTATTAGTGAGGAACGTATACAGGACAGCGGGGGCAGTTATAAAAAGGGCGATTGTGAGTTTATAACCACAGAAACCATAGAGATAACGGATAAGTCGCATTTAATCTACAGGGGCAAGCGGTACAAGTTGGAAAACAGCACCGATTATAGCGACTATGCAGACTTTAATATTTATGTAGCGAGGGGGGCGAGCAATTTTGATACCACAGGCGCAGATACAACGTGATATGTTGGGCTTGCTGGAAAATTTCACGAATTGTACTTGCATACCCAGCAACACAACCAAAAGCAAGCCGCCTTATCCCTATATTAGTTTTAGTGTTATTAACACAAGCATACAGAAAGGCACTTATGCGAGAGATACGATAACGGAAGAGGACGGCGCAGAAAAAAATGTGCTGTTTAAACCCGCTACGCAGACTTGGAGTTTTACAGCACAAAGCCCCGACGACGCAGAGGCAATGCGTATAGCAATGCTTATAAGTGACTTTTTCGCAGAGGCTGGGCGGCTGGCATTATACGACAGAGGCATTATTATTGCAGATGTGGGGGCAATTACCCCCCGAGATAATCTATTAACCATAGAGTACGAATACCGCAAGGGGCTAGACGTTAAGTTAAGCCTTAATAATGTTATCGAGGACACAATAACAGAAACAATAGAAAATATTTCGATCCGCAACGACAAGGTGGGCGAAATAGATGTAGAAAAGGAGTAAAACAATGGCAGATACTTACACACAGGTAAAAGACATTACTGTAAATATCACTACTACAGGCACATCTGGTAGTATTGGCTTGGGTATGCCTTTAGTTATCACAGGCAAGGCAGAAACACCCGTAGACTACACAGAATGTAGCGACCTTAAAGAAGTAGTAACCGCTGGATTTGCAGCAGAAACCGAAGTTTACAAAGCGTGTGCGGTTATTTTCGCACAGAAAGACAAGCCCAAGACAGTTGCTGTATGCGCTACTGATAGCAAAATTGCAGAATGGCTTGTAGAAAACGCTGCTTTAAATTACCGCCAGATTATCCCTGTAATGGGCACAGAAGATAGCACACTGGCAGAACTTGCAACCGCAGTAAGCGCTTTAGAAAATAAAATGCTTTTTGCGACAGTTGAAACAAAGGAAGAATTACCCCAGACACAGAGCGAGCGTGTTGTGGTAGTGGTATATGGTGGCAATAGCGAATACCCCAACGCTGCTGTAGTAGGTGCTAGTGCTGGTTTAACTGCTGGCTCATTCACTTACAAGAATTTAATTCTTACAGGCATTGAGGCAGAGGCATTAACAGCCTCACAGGTTGACGCTATCCACACAGCGGGCGGTATTTGTATTTTGAAGAAAGCGGGCGATATTGTAACCAGCGAGGGCAAGACCACCGACGGCGAATATATCGACATTGTAGACAGCAAGGACTACATTGTAAGCAATATCGTATACCAAGGACAGAAATTACTTAACAATAACAAGCGTTTAAGTTTTGATAATGTTGGTATTTCACAACTTGAAAACGTGGTAACAGGCGTGCTGGCAGAGGCTTACGCAATGGGAATTATTGCAACAAACGACGACGGCACAGCGGCTTACTCAACAACATTTAAGACCAGAGAAGAAACCAGCGCAGCGGATAGATCGGAAAGAAAGTACAACGGCGGCAGTTTTACTTTTGATTTAGCGGGTGCTATTCACAATGCGACTATTAACGGCACTATCGAAGTGTAGAAAGGAGTTAAAAAATGAATGTAACACAGTATAACGCTAAAGATATTGTAGTAACAGTAGGCGGCGTATATATCACTGGTTTAGGCGAGGATATGGTACAGGGCGAAAAGGACGAGGACAACATCAGCACACAGGTAGGCGCACAGGGCGACATTGTAGTAAATAAAGTAAATGACAGCCGAGGCACAATTACTCTTACAGTACAGGGTACTAGCCCGCAGTTGTCATACTTAAAGAAATTAGCAAATACCAGCGAAATGGTAGACGTATGGGTAAACAACAAATCACTTAACGAAAAAATGGGCGGCTCTAAAGCGGTTGTTAAGAAAACACCTAGTTTAGAGTACGGCGCAGAATTAGCAGACCGAGAAATCGAGTTTGCAGTTATGGACTATACTGTAGAATAAAAAACACAAAGGGCGGCTTATATGCTGCCCTTATTTTTTTAAAGAAAAGGAGTAAAGAAAATGGCAAACAACAAATTTTATTCAGTAACAAAGGAAATTAACGGCAAAAAATACGTGGCACAGTTTAACGGCTTGTCTTGCGCTCTTAAAGCGGTAGACCAGAGTTATATCGAGGGCAGCAACAACACCAGCGTAGAAAAACTGGCAAAGTACCTTTTCGAGAATGTCATTGTAGAGCCGAAAGGACTTACTATTGACGATTTCGAGAGTATGGAAGAGTTTAACGCTGTAACTACCTTTGCAAGAGAGGTAATGCAAGGCAAATTTCGAGAAGAAACTAACGCCACAGCAATTAAAAAATAGAGCGCATAAAAACTGGGCTATGTGGCGGCTGGTAATTGACGCAAAAATGGACTATAACACAGTATTCCACCAGATGTTACCCAGCGAAATAGACGAGGCTAACGCAGCACTAGACCTATACATAGCCGAGCAGAAAAAAGCGCAAAAAAAGAAGTAACCCTTTGAGAAAGGGGGTAAAAAATGTCAACAATTAGAGAAGATGTTGTAAGTATTAGTTTTGACGTCGAAAGTAACCCCTTTGCCGAAATAACAGAGGGGCTGGACGAAATGAAAGCCGCCGTAACAGGTGGTGTAGACGAAATTATAGAAACGCTAAAGGATATGGCGAAAGGCGCACAAAAAGCAGCCGACGGAATGGAAGATTTAGCGGACACAACAAAAAAAATAAAAGGCGACGGGCTGGAAGATGTAGCGAAAGGCGCACAGGACGTAAAAGGGGAAACCAAAGGCGCAGAAAAACAGAGCAACAAACTATTTGAGGCACTAAAGAAAGCCGCTGGGGTATCGTTTGACAGCGTTAAGGGCGGTTTAAAGGGACTTTCTAGCACGTTAGGCAGTGTTGCCCTATCCGCTGGCAAAATAGGCGGCAAAGCCCTTTTAGCGGGCGTTGGTGGGGCAGTAACAGCAGTAGGCGGGCTTGTTGCAGCGTCCGTAAATGCCTATTCAAATTATGAGCAGTTGACAGGCGGTGTAGAAACACTGTTTAAGGACAGTGCGCCTGTGCTTATGAAATATGCAAACGACGCATACAAGACCGCTGGGCTTTCTGCTAATGCTTATATGGAAACCGCCACCAGTTTTTCCGCTAGTTTATTGCAGAGCGTAGGCGGGGACACCAAAAAAGCGGCAGATTATGCAAATATGGCTATTACAGATATGTCCGACAACGCCAACAAAATGGGTACGGACATAACAAGCCTACAGGACGCATATCAAGGCTTTGCGAAACAAAATTATACAATGCTGGATAACCTTAAATTAGGTTATGGCGGCACAAAAGAAGAAATGCAGAGGCTGTTAGACGACGCCTCTAAACTTTCTGGCATAAAGTACGATATTTCGAGTTATGCGGACATTGTGGACGCAATCCACGTAGTACAGAACGAAATGGGAATAACAGGCACGACAGCAAAAGAGGCTAGCACTACTATAGCGGGCTCTGGTGCTGCTGTTAAATCGGCTTGGGGCAATATGCTTACCGCTTTAGTGGTAGGCGGGGACAGTTTCGACCAGTGCATTAACAATCTGGTGCAATCTGTAACAACCTTTGCTAACAACATTTTGCCCGTTGTAAAAAGTGCTCTTTCTGGTGTTACACAACTTATAGCACAGTTAGCACCTATGATAGCGGCAGAAGTACCCGCCCTTGTCGTAACATTATTACCAGAACTTGTAAACGCAGCAGTTTCTATGCTGCAAACTTTGATAGATACCCTACAAAGCAACGTAGGAAGTCTGGCAAGCGCAGTAATGCAAATTGTAAGCACACTGGTTACTTTTATTTCCAGTGCCGTACCGCAACTTGTATCTGTAGCGGGGCAACTTATCGTAGCACTGGCAAAGGGCTTGGGGCAGCAGTTACCCACACTTATACCCGTTTTAATTACGGGCATTTTAGAACTGGTAAACAACATCATACTTTTATTGCCTTTACTGGTAGAGGCTGGCTTACAACTCATTTTAGGGCTGGCACAGGGTATTATAGCCGCATTGCCTATTTTGTTGAGTTATATTCCTGTTTTAATTCAAAATTTAATCAATGACATTTTAGGTGCTGTGCCTGTATTTTTCGAGGCAGCGGGCACTATTGTACTTGCTTTGTTAGACGGGGTTTTATCGAATTTGCCCTTGCTGGCAGAAACGGCGTTACAACTTGTCGATACATTATTGCAAGGAATAAACACATATTTACCTATTCTGGTGCAAGCAGCAATTTCTCTGGTGCAATCTTTGGTACAGGGAATTACAGGCAATTTACCATTGCTGGCAGAGGCGGCTATAAGCCTTGTAAATGGCTTGATTACTGGAATTTTAGGGCAGTTGCCTACTATCACTATGACAGCATTCGTGCTGTTTTATGAGTTGGTAATGGGTATTTTATCGCAGTTACCGCTATTGCTGGAAACTGCTATAAGTTTGGTAAGTGAACTGGCAAACGGGCTTATTTCGCAATTACCCGTATTGATCGAGTGTGCAATACAACTTATTATGGCTCTGGTAGAGGGCTTGTTACAGAATATTCCAGTAATTATGGAAGCGGGCAGCCTATTTACTGTGGAACTCATAACGGGGCTGCTTAACAATTTAGATATGCTGATTTTAGCGGCGGTAG